TTCAAGGCGGGCATCGGCGACGCGAAACTGAAGCCTTGGTTTGAAAAGCTGCAGATCAGCAAGACCGATCTCGACAGCATCCAGACGGCCGATCAGTTGATGCTGATGATCGCGGGGCGGCTGGAGTTGATCAGTGATCGGTCGCAACAGGTAGCGGCTGCCCGCGCGTTTGGCATCGAGTCCTCTCTGCCGGCGCTGCGCCTGGGCGAGCAGGGTTTGCGCGATCTGCTTGCGGCCTCAAAGGATCTGGGCGTCGTCCTCGATTCAGAGACCATTGCGAAGTTGGATGCTGCCGACCGCAAGGCGGAGTTGGCTGGTCAGCAGTTGAAGACGCTGGCGTATGGGGCGGTCGAGCCGCTGGCGACGGCCCTCGCCAATGCTGGCGGTTACATCGCCAACCTGATCGTGGATATGGATCGCGTTCAGACGAAAGGTCCAGCTTGGGCGGCGTCTCTCATGAATTGGACCCGCTTTCTGCCCTTCAACAACGGCACCGCGTTCTCCCAGGCGTGGGAGGCGGGCCTATCACGGGGTGCTCGGCAATCGTCTGGGATCGACGCTGGCACGAGTGGCGTCGATCAGGACGACCCTGCCGCGCTCCGCCAGGCCCATGCCGTGCGGCAGTTTCTGGCTGGGCATACGAAAGACCCTGTTGATCCGAAAACCCCCAAGGGTGGAGACAGTGCTGCAAAGCGCGCGGCTGCGGAGGCCAAGCGCAGGGAACAAGAGATCAAGCGGCTGTACGAGCAGCTCGACAGGGAGGTGAACACTGCTCGACGCGACGTGACGCGCGAACGGTGGTCGGGCGATGCGCCGGAGGATCGCGCACAGTTGGCCAGGAGCCTCGCCGTGCTGGAGCGGCAGGAGCGAGACCAGAAACTCCAAGAGCTGCAAAAGGAGTTGGAGACGCGCGGCGCGATGGATGAGAGGCGCAAGCTTCTGTTCCAGCAAATCACGGACATGAACGCCGAGACCGATGCTCTGGAGAATGGCCGGATCATTCAGGAGATGACCAATCGCCAGCGGGAAGCGGCGCTGGCGGCCGAACGCGCTCAATCCGAGATCCAGTCCGAAATCCTGTCGCTGGCCTCCGCCAATGCCCGGACATCGGACGAGCGGCGCGCCATCGAGTTGGACCTTCTGGAAATCGCGCAACGCCGCCAGCGTGCCGAAATTGAGGCTGCAATCGCGGCCGAAAGAGACCCGACGGAGAAGGCGCGCAAAATGGAGTTGCTCGCCCGCCTGCCGACTCTGCATGCCGCGCAGCGAGAGCGGGTGCTTCGAGATACGGCGGGTCCGTTCGAGGCGTGGCGCAACAGTCAGATGACAGGGCCGGAAACTCAACAATGGCTTCAGGGCAAGGCCATCGACGCCCTCGACGGCGTGAACAAGGGCCTGATCGACGCCTGGTCGAACGCGAAAGGCGCCGGGGACGCCCTGAACCGCATGGGCGCCGTCGGCGTGAACGCGCTGAAACAGATCAAGGACGCGCTCCTTGAGGTCGCCATTCAACAGCTGATGATCAAGCCGCTCACCAATGCTCTGTTCGGCGGTGGTCAGTCGGGCGCCGGCGGATTTCTCGGCAATCTGCTCAACAACATCATGGGCGGGTTTGGCGGGGCCAAGGGCGGTGCCTCGACGCCTGGAGATACCGGAGCCCTGCTCCCAGGGCGATTGATGAAGGGCATGGCGCGCGGCGGCCTGCAGGGCGCGCGCGGCCTGGTGCCGGTTGGTGAACTCGGCCTTGAGCTGATGGACATGCCGGCCGGCGCCCGCATCTACGACACGGAACGCAGCGAGCGCATGCTTCGCGACGCGGCCATGGCGGGCGGAAGCCGGGGCGGCATGGTGGTGACGCCGCAGGTCAACATGCCGGTGACGGTCATCAACAACGGGTCGGAGAAGTTGCAGGCCACTACGCGCCGGACGCCCGAGGGGATCGACGTCCTGCTTGAGCCGATGGTCCGCAAGGCGGTGGGGAAGATGGGCGCTGACGGCTCTCTGGCGAAGTCCTACCAGCAGACCCCGAGAGGCAAGGATCGGTGATGGCTAACGGTCTCTGGAACGCCGGATTTCTTCAGGGCGGCGCTCACTGGCTGTCGTCGGGAACCCTGTCGGTGGACGAGCAGAACCGTGGCGCTCCGGGGCGCGCCGTTCTGCGGGCGTCCAAGGTCGTTCCGACCTCTGGCGCGTCGGTTCAGATCGAACCCGCCGTCGTGGATCGCGTCGCCGTGGCGCAGGGTCAGGTTGTCGAACTGTCAGCCGGCGCGCTTGGACTGCTGAGCGCATCCGAAACTCCCGTCGCGCCCCGAGCCTTCGCCATCTTCTACAATGGCGGCGACGAGGTGGTCGAAGTCCGACCGCTCGCCGTTCGGCCACCTGAGATCGCCGGCCATAGCCCCGGCCGGGCCGGCGTTCGCGGCAGCTTCTATTCAATCCTGCAGCGCGAGGTCGCACCCGCCGGGACGACGAAGGCCAGCCTTTGGATCGAAGCCCAATCGACGGCCGCCAACCAGACGGTGACGGTCCTGTCGCTTAAACCGATGCTGGCGTTGGTCGAGAATGTGCGTTCGGTCCCCATGCTCTGGACGCCAGGCCAGCACGACGATCCCGACCTGGGCTTTCAGGCATGGCCCGACATCCTGAAGCCGTTCCGCTCCGGCGCGGGCGGCGAACCCCAGCCGGGCCGCGTCGAGTATCAGGCGGGCGCTGGACGGCCGAAGTCCCGTCGCGTCGCCCTGGACCCTGTCCGCAAATTCGTCGGTCAGGTTCGCTGTGATGGAGTCGAGCGCGCCGCCCTTGAGCAGTTCTGGCGCGAAGGGCCGGGCGACTTCTGGATGGTCGAACCGGACACCGACCGTCTGTGCGTCGCCAGTTGGGCCGCTGATGGCGCCCCGACAATGGTCGAGCAGCGCGGCCCCACCTGCCTCATGCAGGTCGGTCTATGGATGGAGACGGCATGAGCGACGTTACGGAAGCCATGATCGAAGCCGCCTGGCGTCGCGAGGAAGACCCGGTCGCACAACTGATCGTCATCCGATCCGACGCCGATCCCGCGCCTATCACGGTGACGGACTGGCCTGGGGGGATCACCTCGAACGGGGTCGACTATCCGCACTATCCTTTCGAACTGGTCTGGCACGGCGCCAGCAAGGAAGACCCCTTCGGCAAAGGAAAGCTGACCATCGGCAATGTGGACCGTCGGATCGAGGAGGCTTGCGACGCCGCCCTGACCCCGCCGGAAATAGACCTGTCACTCGTTCGGGTCGAAGCGCCTGACGTGGTCGAGCGTGCAGTCCTGGGAGCCAAGGTTCCCAACGTCGAGGGAGACGCCCTTCAGGTCAGCGCCGTGATCAAGCCGCGCGACTTCAGCGACGAACCGGCCTGCGCCGCCAAATATGTGCCATCGACAGTGCCGGGCATGTTCTGACCATGCAGATGATCGTCCCGTCCGACCTTGAAGATCGGGCTGCGGACCTGATCGGCCGCCCCTTCCTTCCGAAGGGCGACACGCCAGAGGGATGGGATTGCCGAGGGCTGGCGCGGTGGTGTCTGCGGGAATGGTGCGGCGTGACCGTTCCCGACTATCTGGACCTCTACGCCGCCGGCATCGTTTCGCCGGGCGGCCGGCGCGAGCGGGCGCGCCTGCTGGCTGAGGGCTTGGGCGCCACATGGCGACCCATTCAACCTCAGCCGGGCGCGGTCGCGCTGCTCTCATGGTTGGGGCAGGCCGGACACGTCGGCTTCATGCTCTCGGAGACGCGCATTCTCCACGCCGACATCCGCGTCGGCACCGCGACCTTCGATCTGACCGATCCGGCCGCCGCCTACAGGCTGAAGGGCGCCTTCGTCCCGGCCTTCGTCACCGACATTCGCCACGCCTGACGGCGCGGCCATCCTATCGTGAGGTCTCATGGCTGACGGCAGCGTTCCTATCGTGCTGTCACCGGAGCCGTTCGCGCGCACGACGACCTATGTCGAGGCGCCGGCCGGCTGCACGGTGCGGACCATGCTCACGTCTGCGGTCGCGCGCGGACACCTGAAGCTGGACGATCTGGCGCGCACGAACGTCTATGTGGACGGGGTTCGTCTGAACCGCGAGGACGCCCTGACGATGGTCCTGCGCGAGGGCCAGGTGATCAACGTCGTGGTCGAGCCTCTTGGCGGCGGCAGCGGCGGCAAGAAGGAAATCGGACAAATCCTGCTCACCATCGCCGTGATCGCGGTGAGCATGTGGGTCGGAGGCCCGGCCGGCCCGCTGAACGCATGGCCGATGCTGGCGCGTCAGGTCGCGGCGGCGGCCATCCTGACGGCGGGTCAGATGGCGATAGCCGCCATCTTCAAGCCCGAGACGAACGTCACCAAGACGAATGATCGCTACGCCCTGTCGGCGGCGTCAAATCAGTATCGCCAATGGGGCTCCATGCCCTTGGCGCTGGGCGAGGTGGTGGTCGCTCCGGACCTTGCGGTGAAGACCTTCACCCAGGCTCATGGCGAGGATCAGTGGATTTACGGCATCCTCGGTCTGCACTACGGCCCCTGCACTGCCGACGACCTGAAAATCGGCGACACGCTGGTCAGTTCGATGGGGTCCAGCGACGTGCGAGTCGCCTATCACCTGGCGCCCGGTCCCCGCACTTTCAGCATCGTCGCCAACGACACCGATCAGTTAGACCTTCAGGAGGAACTGCAGGCCACGGTGAGCGGCTCCACGCCCGTCATCCGCGCTGGATCTGCGGAAGGCGAACTCTTCGAGTTCGACTTCTTCATGCCCCAGGGCCTGTATTTCGCCAAGGACGACGGCCGCAAGATCGCGGCGTCCCTCACCGTGACGATCCGATATCGGCCCGTCGATCAGAATGGCGTCCCGACTGGGGCCGGCGCCTGGCAGAGCGGCCTGACGATTCCCCTGACGTCGTCATCCAGCGACCCCTGGCGTTTCACCCGGTCCATCTCTCTTCCGCTTGGTCGCTATGAGTTCGAGATCGTCCGGTCGCGGCTGGAGGACACGAACGCCAAGCGCAAGACCGACATCGGCCTGACGGCGATCCGCGCCATCGCCTTCCGCAAACCTGTCGCCGACGAGACCCTGTCTCTGATCGAGTTCGCGGTGCGTGCATCGGCTCTGAACCAGGGCAGCCTGGCGCCCCTCACCTGTCGCATCACGCCAATCTGCGAGACCTGGAACGGCACGACCTGGAGCGCGCCGGCGCCCACATCCAATCCGGCGGCCGTCGCGCGCTGGCTAATGACGGGGCCGGCGCCCGCCCTTCCACTGACCTCGCCCCAGGCCGACACCGGCCTGCGCACATGGGCGGCCCTCTGCGATCAGTATAATTGGAAAGCGCACCTCTATCTGACCGAGGATCGTAAGCAGGACGCTGTCTTGCAGCTTCTCGGCATGAACGGTCGGGCCTCTCTGTTCTGGGACGGGACGCAGCTAGTGGCGTCGCCCTGGACGGAGAAGCCGGCTCCGCGCCAGTTGTTCGCCGGGTCCAACCTCAAGGATCACCACTGGGAGATCGTCTTTCCAGATCCAGTCCACGCTCTGCGAGTCGAGTTCCAGAACATCGACCAGGGTGGCGAGGCGGACGAAGTCTACGTCTACGCGGACGGCTACGGCGAGACGGCGAACCCCGCGAACGGCATCGAAGCCGCGACGCTTGTCGAAGCCCTGCGGCTGGAGGGCCAGCAGACGATTGAGCGGGCCTATCGGGACGGGCGGTGGAACCTCGCGGCGCGACTGCATCAGCGGCGGGTGGACAGCTGGTCGACCGACATCGAACATATCGTCTGCCGGTTCGGCGACCGCGTGCGACTGGCCTGGGACCGTGTAGGGACTGCCAACGCCACGGTCAGGAATCGGATTTGGTCGGGCGGCCTGGTCTCGGGCCTTCGCCTCAGTCAGCCCGTCAGAATGGAACCCGGCCGCGCTTACGCGCTTGACCTGCGCCTGCCGGGCCAGGTGCTGACCGGCGTTCCCGTCGTCAATCCGGCGACGACGGAGCCGGTCGTCACGCGCACGGTCTCCTTCGCCGATCTGCGAAGCGCCAACGTCAGTCCTCGCGGCGGCGATCTGGTCGCCTTCGGCGAGCCTCAGCGCATCAGCGAGGACGTCGAGGTCATCGGCATCACGCCCGGCCCGGACCTCACCGCCACTTTGGTGGGCATCCGTTATGTCGCGCCCTTGCTCATGGCGGCCGAGACGGGTCCGATCCCGCCGTTGCAGAGCCGTCTGACCCGCGACCGCTCAATGGACCCGCCGTCGCCAACGCTTCTGGGCTGGCAGGCCGACGCCGAAGGTGTGCGGATCGGCTTCTCCATGCCGTCCTGGCGCGGATCGCCGATCACCGGCTTCACCGTCCGCTGGCGTCAGACGCCGGCGGCGGGCCAGACTTCAGCTTGGGTGCCGCTGCCGGATCTGCCCGCCAACGCCATGACGGCCGTTCTCCCGCCGCTGCGAGAACTGCCGGCCGAGGGCACAAACGTCACCAGCGCCCAGGTGCAGATCGTCGCCGTGACGGCCGACGGCCGCGCGTCGCCCGCGCTTCAGGTGACGGTACAAGAGGCGGCAATTCAGCAGCCACCTTCCGGCGACTGGACGGTGTCCAAACTGACCGAAGGGCCAGACGGTTCGCAACAGTCTGGGTTCTTGGTCATCGGTTTGGTTGGTTCGATCAATCCCCGCCGTGTCACCGTGGAATATGGTGCCTCGGTCGATGGGCCGTGGGACGCCGCGTTCGACGGTCCGCCTGTGCAGGGTGTCGTCCGCGCGCCAATCCTAGGCATGCAGCCGGGCGCGCAGTGCTGGATCGCCATCACCTATTGGACGGCGCAGGCGTCTGCTCCCAGCAAGCGTCGCGTCTTGGGGCCATACACAGCGCCGGGCCTGGTCGCCGGCGACGTGTCGCCGACCGCCCCCGGCCTGTCGCAAATCAGGTCAGACATCCAGGCGGCCTTCGGCGACATCTCCGATGTGTCTGCGCTGGTGGGGGAGGCCCGCGTCGATCTCGACCGGCATGATGGCGAGATCGCCGCCGCGCAGGGTCGCATCGATGCTCAAGCCGCCGACATTCTGGCGCTCGATGCAGGGCTGGACGGCGTAACTCGGATCGTCGACGAACACACAGTCCAGATCGACAGCAAGGCCAGCCGAACGGTCGTCGATGCTGAAATACTTCGCCTGGATGGCGTTGTCGCCGTCAATGCCTCGCAGGCGGATGCGCTGATCGATCTGGAATCGAACAAGGTTGCGCTGAGCGAATACGACCTGCTGAAGGCCGAGGTGGAAGCCGCACGCGCGGGTGCGCCGTCGCTGCTGGCCCAGATCGCCTTCCTGCAGGATGTCGATCTGGACCTTCTGAACAACAAGGCCAGCACGGCGGCCTTGAACATACAGACAAGTCGCATCGACGATGCTGTCGCGACCAATGCGTCGCAGGCTCTGACGCTGGTCGATCTGGAAAACAACAAGGTCGGTGCTTCGATCTTCGACAGCCTGAGGGCCGAGGTGGAGGCCGCCAGGGCGGGCAAGCCGTCGCTGCTGGCCCAGATACAGGGCCTGAAGGCAGTCGATCTCGATCTGGAGGCCAACAAGGCCAGCACCACTACGGTCGAGAGCCTGACGGCGCGCGTAGGTTCCGCCGAGGGCGATATCATCCACCTCTCGGATGTGCAGGCTTCGGAGGCGCTGATCCGCGCGGCCCAGATCGATGCGCTGACGGCGCGCACCAACTGGTCCGCGAACCTGATCGACAACCCGAACGGCGCGGCCGGGTTTCGGGGCTGGTCGAAGGAAGGCGGCCCGAACACCGATGCGATCAATGATCCTGAGGTAGGCCATATCTTTGTGGTCGGCGACTACATGGTGTCGCAGGTCTACCCGGCCTCGCCGGGGCAGAAGCACAGCCTGGGCTACAACGCGTCGCCGGTCGGCGGGGGGCATGTTCGCCTGCAATATGTGACGTCCGGGGGATTGGTCGAGGGCGTGCGGGTGGACAACACGCTCGCGGAGAAGGTCGAACGGCGACGGTCGATCGCGCCTGGGACGGCGCCCGCCGGAACGACCGGTTTTCGTCTGGTCGTCGGGCCGCCGGCCGGCGGCGTGCTGCCGGTGTGGGCCATCAAGGTCAACTTCGGCGATGTGGCCACGGACTTCAGCGACGACTATTCGGCGGCCGTGCTGGAGGCCGAAGCGTCGATCACCAAGGCGGCCGTGCTCGATCTGGAAGGTCAGCAGGCGTTGGCGCGGGTGGAGATCGTCGCGGACGCCGAGGGCGGCAAGCCTGCGCGGGGCCGATGGGTCTCTTCCACCTTGGGCTCCTACATAGCCTTCGAGGCCCCCTACATCTTCTGGGGCGAGAACACCGTCTTCGTCGATGCGTCGGACACGCTGGAAACGACGGTTGGCGACTACATCCGCGTGCTGGCGCTCGGCGCCCCGTTCGGTGCGGCGTCCAATCTCGTGGAGTGGTGGGGGCCTAAGACCGTTGCGCGAGGCGCCATGACCCCGGCGAACGGCCTGAACGGTCGCATGACCACGGCGCCCTATGTGTTCGACAATGTCGTCTCCATCCAGGCCAGCGCCCTGTTGTCGTCGATTGCGGTGAACGGCGCCGCAGGAACGACCGATGACACGAACTGGACCACCTGGTGCACCGCTTCCTATTCGAACCTGCCCAGCGGCGGCCTCTTCAAGCTGTTCGCCGAGGCGTCCGCGAACCCGGGCATGACCATCGAAGGATTGGGATCGTCATTCGATGGCGAGTTCAGGGTTCAGCAGGCCGGGGCCACCATTGCGACAGGTTCGGTGTCGGCCTTCGCATCGGGCGGCGACGCCAGCCTGGCCCTTCTGATGCCGACAGCGCCGATCATCCCGGCCGCCACGGGGCCGACCTCGCTGGTGCTTCAGGTCCGCCGGGCATCGGGGTCGAACTACATCGGCGGCTCCGGGGCGCACATCACCTTCTACGCCGAATGGACGAAGGCGGGCTGAGCCTGCCGAGACAAGGAGCGCCCCATGGCCACGAACAAGCTGGAACAGAACTACGCCGCGCGCGAGGCCGTGGCCTTGGCCGTCGGCGCCAAGCTGCGCGAGATCGCGGCCATTCTGACCGAGGCCAAGGCCGATCCCGACCTTTTCCGCGACGGCCTGACCGCGACTCTGGAGCGGGTGCTGGTCCACGCCCAGCTGCACGGCCCAGTTCTGCATCCCGATCCGCTGCCGCAGTCCGCTGACTGACCCAACCTAAGCCGCCCAACGGCTGTTCAACCACGGCCTGACTATCGGAGGGGCGGATGATCGACCCGCGTGAACTGCCCGCGTTCTGGGGCCTATGTGGCGGCCTGATAGCGGGCGGGCTGGGGATGATCCCGGCCTACGGTTCGAAAGGCGCCACGCCTGAAGCTCGCCGCCGCGCCTGGCTGTCGCTGCTGATCGGTATCTTCGCCGGACCCGTGGCGGCCGAGGCGGCGACAGCCTCCATCGTCGGCTTGGTCAAGGTGCTGGACGCACGGGCGGTGTCGCTCGCCATCGGCTGGATGGCGGCGAACGATCCGCGGGCCTTTTTCAATCTGGTGGGGCGCATCATCCGGGCGGCTCTCAAGGCCGCCATCGATAGCAAGGAGGCGTCGTCATGACGCATCAAGCGTTGGTTGTTCTGACGGGCCTGCTCTTTCTTTCGGCGGGCGGCGTGATGACAGTGGTGTTTCGACTGCTGGGGCCGACCTATCACACCCGGATCAGCGGAAGCTGGTTCCTGAGGCTGGTCGTGTTTCTGATCGCCGTCTTTCTGATGGTGAGAGGGGCGACGACCGTGTTCCCCGGCCGGTTGGTCAAGGTCGAGCATATGTCGCCCCTGCTGCCGTTGGGCGCTCTGTGTTCGCTGGCCTTCGCCCTGATCGTCCTTGACTTCGTGCAGCGCGACCGAAGCCCGCCGCCCTGGAGCGTGTCCGTGATCCGGCTGTTCACCCTGGCCCGAAAAGAACGATGGGCGACGGCTGCGGCGATGGCCCTGCCGCCTGCTGGCCTGCTGGATCGGCCGGTGTCGGATCAACCGCAGACCCGCATCCGGGTCGCCATTATCAGCACCGCGCTGGTCCTGATCGCCGCCGCCGCCCTGACCATCGCCTACAACGGTCTGACCGGCTGACGAACCCGGTTCGCGTCAGACGACGGCGCGGGCCAACAGGAAGGCGGCGACGGCGATCAGAACCCAGCCGAGGCCGCTACAGACGACAGCGCCACCCAGGAGCAGCCGAGCGGTCGTTCGGCTGCGGTTTTCGTTCGCTGCTTTCATCGTCTGCCCTCGATGACGGCGGGCCGGGGCATCTGCGGAACCTCCGGCCCATAGCTCCCCGCTAGAGCGAGCGATTAGCTCAACCTTGACGGTATATCGCGCATCCGATGCGCGCAACCCCCGCAATCTGGAGATTGACCATGCCGTATGTGCTGGGCGCGAAGTCGCGCGCCGAACTCAGGGGCGTCCACCCCGATCTGGTCCGCGTGGTCGAGCGAGCCATCCAGATCACCACGCAGGACTTCAGCGTTCACGACGGCCTGCGCACGGCCGAAGAGCAGAAGGCCTTGGTCGCAGCGGGCGCGTCGCAGACCATGAACTCGATGCACCGGCCCCAGGCAGATGGCTTCGGCCATGCCGTGGACCTCGTGCCTTTCGTCAATGGGAAGATGCGCTGGGAATGGCCCGGCATCTACCCGATCGCCGCAGCCGTCTGGCAGGCGTCCCGTGAGTTGGGCGTCTCGATCCGCTGGGGCGGGGCCTGGAGCAACATGGCCGACATCAAGACCGGCACACCCGGCGCCATGAAAGCGGCGGTCGACGCCTACGGCGCGGCGCGGCGGAAGCTGGGCAAAGCGGCTTTCACCGATGGCCCTCACTTCGAGCTGGCCCGATGATCGCCGTCCTCGCCTTCCTCCGCTCCATCCCGCGCCTTCTCAGCGCGACCGGCTGGCTGATCGTCGCCATCATCGCCGCCTTCGTCCTGACCGGCGCCTATTGCTCTCACAGGGGCGCACAGGGCGAACGGGGTCGTCAGGCGGCCGAGACACAGAAGACCGAGGCGAAGGCCGCCAGCGCGCGGGAAACCGCTGCTGTCGAACGCGAAGCTGAAACGACCATCATCCGCAACCGGCAAGAGGAGAGAGACCATGCCGCTGAAGCGATCCCTGACAGCCGCCCTGATGATCGCGAGCTTAGGCGCCGCTGTCGCCAGTTGCGCGAAGCCGGTCGGAGCCTTCCCGCCTGCGACGGACTTGATCGTCCAGCCCAAGCCGGTCCCAACTGACGACGTGCTGACCAGCCGCATCGCAGGCGAGCAATACGACAACGCCGTGGAAGCCTGGGGCGAGGAAGGCTGGGCGCGGGTCTCGCGGCTCTGCCGGTTCTTCGACACGATGGGGATGCGAGGGCTAGATTGTCCGCCACCGCCCCGACCGGGCTAGGCAAAAGAGGGATTATCCCACCTTTCAGCGTCGAGCCTCGGCTCCGCTATCGAGGCCGCTCCGGGAGACCGGGGCGGC